AGTTATTGGTCAATCTGCAGGAGATTCAGATTTTGATGGCTGGGCATATACAGACGAATTCGATGCTGCACCAGATTCAAATGAACTTCATGTTATTGTTGTAGACCAAGATGGTGACATCACTGGCACAGTAAATACTGTTCTTGAAAAGTTTTCTTTTGTTGGAACACAAACAACAGCAAAAAATGCAGATGGCTCATCTAACTATGTTAATGATGTTATTAACAATAGATCACAGTGGGTACATGCTATAGGTACGATTGCTGCAGGCACACACTCTCTAGCATCAGGTGCAGACGGCGGTGCCATTGGAACATCAGAATATGCAACAGGATTTGATCTATTTGAAGATATAGATGGAATCACTGTTGATTTCTTAATTGCTCCAGGTATGTCAGATGCAACATCACACAGAACTGTTGTAAATGATTTGGTAACAATTGCTCAATCTAAACGTAAAGATTGTGTAGCTGTAGCATCACCAAATAGAGCAGCTGTAGTTCAAAATGCTGGATCAGAAGTTACTGATATAGTTTCAGCACTAAATGGACTTACACGTTCTTCATATCTAGTTGTTGATTCCAACTATCTCAAAGTATATGATAAGTATAACGATACATACATTCATATTCCTGCTGCTTCTTCAACTGCTGGTATTATGGCAGCCACTGCTGTAAACGCAGCACCGTGGTTCTCACCAGCTGGTACAAGAAGAGGTCAATACTTAGGTGTCACTAACTTGGCATTTAATCAGACCAAGCAAAATAGAGATACTTTGTATAAAGCAGGTATTAACCCAATCGCTAATATTCCAGGTGAAGGAATCTTGCTATATGGTGATAAGACTCACCTATCAAGACCTTCGGCATTCGACAGAATTAACGTTCGTAGATTGTTCTTAGGAATTGAAAGATCGATTGCAGAAGCAGCTAAAGCGGTTATCTTTGAATTTAACGACGAGTTTACTCGTTCAGAATTCGTAGGTATTGTTGAACCATTCCTCAGAGAAATTCAAGGTGCCAGAGGCATCACAGATTTCAAAGTGGTATGTGATGAAACAAATAACACTGCCTCAGTTGTAGATAGAAATGAATTTGTTGCAGACATCTTCATTAAGCCAGCACGTTCAATTAACTACATCACGCTTAACTTCGTGGCTGTAAGAACAGGTGTTGACTTTAGTGAAGTTGTTGGAACAGTATAAGTAGCTTAAAGGAGAAAGAACATGGCTATTCTTAGAGTAGACGACTTCAAAGCTGCTTTGAAAGGCGGCGGTGCAAGACCTAATCTGTTTCAAGCAACCGTTACATTTCCGGCAGCAGTTAATGCAGGTGGCGACATTGCATTGACATCATTCATGTGTAAAGCAGCACAGCTTCCTGCTTCAGTGATGACACCTATTCCAGTTGGATTTAGAGGTCGTCAGTTGCAGATTGCAGGAGACAGAACATTTGAGCCTTGGACAGTAACAATCATTAATTATACTGATTTTTCTGTTCGTAACTCAATGGAACGTTGGATGAATGCTATTAATGCACACTCGTCAAATACAGGACTAACAAATCCTAGTCAATATCAGTCAGATCTAGCAATAGATCAACTTGATAAAGATGGTTCAGTTTTGAAGAGATATGTATTTAGAGGTGCATTCCCAACTAACATCAGTGCAATTGATCTAGCATATGACACAAATGATACGATCGAAGAGTTCACAGTTGAGTTCCAGTTGCAGTACTGGGAAGCAATTACTACTTCGTAAATATCGAATAAATAGTAGAATGGAGGGGAGAAATCTCCTCCACTCATCAATTTAAGGAATCATCATGGCAGAACCTAGTATCAAGTTATTTGGCTTTGAAATAAGAAGAAGTAAAGCCGCTGAAACAGAAGAAAAGAAAAAAGTTTCTATCGTCCCAAAAAATGATGAGGACGGTGCTGGATACGTAACGGCTTCTGTCTCTGGTCACTACGGACAATACGTAGATATTAACGGTGACCAAGCAAAAGATAATCACCAATTAATTATGAAATATAGAGGGATTGCTATGCATCCCGAAGTGGATATGGCAATTGAAGATATTGTAAATGAATCAATTGTAACTGGTGGTATTAATAAAGAAATAGAAATTAATTTAGATAATGTAAAAGCTCCTGAAGGAATTAAAAATAAAGTTACAGAAGAGTTTGAAAATGTATTGAATCTTTTAGATTTTAATGAGAACGGACATGATATGTTTCGTAGATGGTATGTTGATGGAAGACTATATCATCACTTAGTTGTAAACGAAGCAAACCCAAAAGCAGGAATTCAAGAAGCAAGATATATTGATTCAACTAAGATTCGTAAAGTAAAAGAAGTTAAGACAAGAAAAGACCCTCAAACTGGTGCAAAGATTATTGATAAAGTTGATGAATACTTCATTTATCAAGAAAAACCAGGACAGCAGAACAGTGGAATTAAAATCACAGCTGATTCAATTAGTTATGTGACTTCAGGTCTTTTAGATGAAGCTCGTAAAAAAGTAGTTTCACATTTACATAAAGCTATTAAGCCAGTAAATCAATTAAGGATGATGGAAGACTCTCTAGTTATTTACAGACTAGCAAGAGCACCTGAGCGTAGAATATTCTATATTGATGTTGGCAACTTACCGAAAGGTAAAGCAGAAGAATATATGACAAATATCATGGCTAAGTATAGAAATAAATTAGTCTATGATGCAAGCACTGGCAATATTAAAGATGATAGAAAACATATGTCAATGCTTGAAGACTTTTGGCTTCCTCGTAAAGAGGGCGGGCGGGGTACCGAGATCTCCACCTTGCCTGGAGGTGAAAACCTCGGCCAAATTGAAGACATTATATACTTCCAAAAAAGAGTATATCGTGCACTTAATGTTCCAGTAAATAGATTGGAGCAAGAATCTGGATTTAATCTTGGTAGAACAACTGAAATTTCTAGAGATGAGATTAAATTCCAGAAGTTTGTAGATAGAATTCGTAAAAAGTTTTCTTGGTTATTCTTAGGGATACTAAAAAAGCAACTAATTCTAAAAAATATTATTACTGAAGACGATTGGAATTCTTGGAAGCATGATATTCATGTAGATTATGCCCAAGACAACCACTTCTCAGAATTAAAAGATAACGAAATTTTAAGAGAAAGAATTCAAACACTAGATCAAATGGCTCAATACGTAGGTGAATATTTCTCTAAAGAATATGTTATGAAAAACGTTTTACAATTTAGTGAAGAAGATATTAAGAAGATTGATAAGCAAATTGCAAGTGAGCCGGATCCAATGCCAGTTCAAGATGAAGGTTAAATTATGGTTGACATCGTCGGATATAAAGCTAGTACCGGCGCTTCGGGAACAATCAAATCAGCTGCAAATGTAACATTTAATTATGATGTAAGTTACATTGATCTGACTATGATTCTAGATCCACCCGATATTGCTACAAGAGTGAGAGGATGGTTCGCTAATTATCCTTATTTCAATGGTTATCACTTATCAAATCAGTATAGTGTTAGAGTATATTTAGATGAAGGTCAAACAAAAAGTGTTAATCTTCAATCTGGTACTTCACGTGACATCAATAATTTATTAAATGGACAATTTATAACACTTGACACTTTGCTTTCTATATCACTCACTAGAGAAGAATTTACACCAGAGGATTCTGACTCTACTGTTATTATAGATTCTGATTATATTGTGCCTGATTCTGATATTATTTTTGGTGTTGATTCTACTGGAGCCTTAAGCTTTGGTAGTAGAATAACTCTACAAAATTGGATCATTGGGCAAGATAGCGCTACAGGTGGATTTAATATAACATATAAAAATACTAATAAAGATGTATTACAATTAGATCAAACCGGTGTATTAGATGTAGATTCTGCCATAAATGGTGGTGATTTTTAACTCGTGAAAACTTTAATTTATATAAATAATTCCAAATAGGAGAAATAAATGGCCGATATTGAAAATTTTATTGATGCAATGATGAATAAGGATCATGTTCAGTCAAGCAATATTTTTGCTGAACTTATGAACCAAAAAGTTGATGCAGCACTTGATGCTGAGAAAGTCGCTATGGCTGGTCAAATTTTTAATGATGTAGAAGAGATTGATGATGAAGATATTTCTGATGAAGATTTGGAAGCTGCAGCGGATGAAGCTATTGAAGATGAGGATTTAGAAATGTATGATCCAGAAGATCATGAAACTGAAGAAGGTGAAGCTGTGGATATTAGTTCTGAAGAAGAGTTAGAACTTGAAGATGAAACAGTTTAAAGACTTTCGCGAAAGCGTAGTATATAATAAAAAAATTAACAGAGTACCTGTTAAAATAGAAAAGAAATTAAATAAGTTTATTGCTTATGTAGATGGCGATAAGCTCGATACGTATTCCTCTCAACAAGAGGCTGAAAAAATGGCGGCAGAGTTCGTCAAACAATATAAGGGATAAAAGCATGAAGCTAATTGCAGAATACTTAGACCAGGAATTAAGTGTTATCACCGAAGCAAATGAAAACGGTGAGAAGACTTATAACATTGAAGGTGTTTTTGCACAAGCTGAAGGCAAAAATCGTAATGGACGTATATATCCAAAGCAGATCATGGAGTCTGCGGTTGATAAGTACATTACAGAACAAGTTAATACTAAGAGAGCTGTTGGCGAATTAAATCATCCTGATGGACCAACAGTTAACTTAGATAAAGTATCCCATCGTATTACCGAAATGAAATGGGACGGTAATAATGTGATGGGAAAAGCGCTTATACTCGATACTCCAAATGGTAAGATCGTAAAAGGATTACTAGATGGTGGTGTTCAACTAGGCGTTTCAACTCGTGGTATGGGAAGTCTCGAACAACGTAACGGCGCAATGTATGTTAAGGATGATTTTATTCTTAATACAGTAGACATTGTGCAAGATCCATCTGCGCCTGATGCTTTCGTAAATGGGATTATGGAAGGTGTTGAATGGATTTGGAATAATGGCGTTATTGAAGCTCGAGAAATTGAAAGAATGGAGACTGAAATTAAAACTGCATCACGTCCTGATCTCTATGAGACACAGGTTCGTGAGTTTAAGAATTTCCTCTCGTTGCTGAAAAACAAATAAGGAGTCAAACATGACTGATCAAATCGAAGAACAGGATGTAGAGCTCAATGAAAACGAGGAAATCGTTGATGAAGCTCACGATCCGAAGAACGCGGAAGCTCAATCCGTTGCTTCAGTTGACGCAGCTGCTGGAAAAACTGGAAGCGCTAAAAAGCGTAAAGGTGATAAATCCAACAGTGATGGTCAAGGAAAAGTAACACCGGGTGACCCAGACAAGCATACTGCCTCAGTGCGGGATGCTGGTGCACAGCCAAAAGAATCTTATGATTTTTCAGATGATCTAGAAGCACTTGTTTCTGAAGAGGCAACTCTATCAGAAGGTTTCAAAGACAAAGCAGCGCTTATCTTTGAAGCAGCAATTTCTTCTAAAGTTGCTGAAGAAGTTGCTCGTCTTGAAGAGCAGTATGCAGAGGACTTGGCAGAAGAGATCAAAACTACTAAAGAAGATCTCGTAGAAAAAGTCGACAACTATCTAAACTACGTCGTTGAAAATTGGATGGAAGAAAATAAACTTGCTATCCAATCTGGACTACGTGCTGAGATTGCAGAAGGCTTCATGAACTCGTTGAAAGACTTGTTCGTTGAGTCATATATCGAAGTACCAGAGTCTAAAGTTGATCTAGTTGATGGTCTAGCAGACGAAGTTAAGGAACTTGAAGAAAAGCTAAATGAAACTACAGAGAAAAATATCTCTATGAAAGAAGCTCTAGAAGAGCTTGTACGTAAAGATATTATTCGTGAAGCTTCAAAAGATCTAGCTGAAACTCAGGTTGCTAAGCTTGAATCACTTGCAGAAGGTGTAGAATTTGAAGG